AAGACCGCCGGCATTATTGCCTTCCGCCCAGGAGGTATTGACTTTCTTCGTTAAAGCATTTGATAATTCGATAATATATGTTAATGAATCATCGGCACACTTGCCAATATCAATATCTATATCTGTATTATAATTTATTACATTATTTGAAAGTGTAAAACCATGAAATAATTTTGTTGTTGCAACTTTACTTATAGACTCCTCTTTTGATAATACATTAATATTATTTCTTGCCTGTTCGAAAGAGTTTAAATCCGATAAATTATTATTTTTTTTAAGATACTTGCTCTCACTTTCATAAATTACCTCTTCAATACTCTTAGAATATTGAGTTGCAACGACTCCATAATTTGCACTGATTTCGCCGAAATAAACAGAATTGGCATTTATACCGATTTCAAGACAGAGTTTTACTCTTTTTGTATTTACTGGAATAGTTAATGTAACTTCAACCGCAGTAAGATCGGAGACTGTAATTAATTCACTTTGTTCTTGTAACAAAGAATTATCGTTATTATCAAGTGCAATAAGACGTATTCTGCCTCCGCCATTTTGTCCTACCTCCATTTTTATCGACGCCCTTGCAGTCAATTTATTATTAACCGGCGGATCGGTTGCAACTATCTGGCTTACAACAGTTTGTTGAAGAGTTGAGGCTCTTGTTGCATTTAAAAAATCTCCGAATATATTTTCAGCATCCTGATTTGTTACTTCAAGCTCTGCATTATTTTCAGTTGTCCAATATTGCAAACCTTTTGAAAAATCTCCATTTTTAACAAGATTTTCAAAACTGATTTGTTTAAGACCTGCGATTGACATAGCTCCTGCGGCAAGGTTATCGGCATAATTTTTTGCCTGATTTAATGTTTCAATATCTCTAATAATTGTTTCATCTTTAGATAAAGTGTCTTCGATTTTATTAAGATATTTTACACGGCCTGGTATTATATCAATACTGCCGTTTGAATTAAAGCTGACATCTCGCAACAGTATTTCATTATCGGTTATTTCAGGAAACTCTGTCATGCTTTCTTTTAGGACGATTATATTGCTTTCTCTTTCAAAATAATGATGCGAATTATTATCAATATCGATTTCTTCGCCTTCATTAACTCTGTTGAATTGAGCGACTACAGATACATATTTACCCGATGATAAATAAGCTGATACATCTACTATTTGTTGCGTTGCTGAATAAATTATCTCACCATTTTTATTACAGCCAAAAAATTGATCAATAACAAGATTATTTCCCGCAACTCCGATATTACCGCCTTTAACTAATCCATAGCCGGCAAAATTTGATAAAATATTTCTTATATTTGCTTCAATATTATTTTGTAAATTATTAAAATCAGCCGGCATTACCGGTCTTTTCCATTTCTCCCAATTAATTCTATCCATTAAATCCCTCCATCATGACAAAAATAAGTATTAACTCCTAATATACCTTGACCAAGCCTCCAGCCTGGCTGTGATCCGAAATTATTTCTTTCAAAAACATAAAACTCAATGTCCTTCTCCAAGAAGTCATCAAGGAACGCTTCAACCATTTGTTTTTCGGATGCTGTTAAGTCATCAATATATAATCTAAATCCTCTTATTGAAAAAAGATATGTATTCTCTCCAAGCCTCGAAAATCCAAGTCTCCAGGATCCTCGAGGAAGTTCTATATATGAATATCTATTTTTAAAAACAGCTTCCAGATATTCAACCAGAGGACCTTTGTTGCCTATATTCTCAAGATAATCTGCTGCGGTTGAAACACGCTCTCTTAAAACATCTTCTGTATCCAATGGGTATTGAGGAATAAACAATGCTTTACGGTGCTTCTTTAGTGTTTTAAAATCACATAAAAAAGGATGAAAATTAAAAGTTGTGATTTTTATATCAACGAGAACCTGGTCAAAAATTTTTGCAAATAAAGAAAAAATCTTAAAATAGTTTTTCTTTTTGAAATCATTCCGACTTACGTTATCTTTAATTTCATCAATCATGCTCATGCTGCAACTACCTCGATGTTTCCAGGGATAGCCCTCTCATAATCTGATACTTCAATATTAATATTTGGCTCAATTATCAATGAATCAAATTCCAGTTTTTGGGAAAAAAGGAAAAAATAGTAAAGGCTCTGATCGGTAGAGCTTGCAGAGATAATTTTCTGTCCGATTTTGAGTTTTTGAAAATACAATTCAGCTTTTTCACGGATGAAACTTTCTGTGTAATCACCCTGATACTGGATTTGCAAGTCAATTGGTTTATCATTAACTTTTCTTATGAGCATGTCACGACAAACAACTTCATATTTTTCTAACGCCTGGCTGACATTATAAATAACTTCATTTTCATCAAACCCCGAAGCAATCGCAAGTATTATATCAATTGATCCGCCGCCTCGAGGCGCTCTGATTGGTTTACAATCCAGTACGCCGGGAACAGAGAGAGCAATAAGCTGGTATTTTGAACCTGTATTATTTTCTGTAAGTGATTTCCATTTTGCAAGGATCCTCGCCCTATATTTTTCATCATCCTCTTTGTCACTTCCGGCAATGATTATGTACCCATCTTCAACAGGGATTACAACAGAATCCAGCCCGTTTATAACTTTTGAAAATCTTAAATCAAAATTGGCGGAGATGTTATATTCCAAACCGGCAAATTCAGCTTCAACATCAATGTAGAATTGCTGGTTTGCATTAAAGTTATAATCATTAAGAACCTTAAATCGTAATTCAGTGCCTTCAACATTAATGAAAGTACCGGCTTTGATTTTTCCTGAAGAATAACTTGAGCAACGAAATTGACGTTTTGCTTTTACAGCTTCAAGTCTTTTAACTCCGACAAGTATGCCCCAGAGGTCGAGAAACAAATCAACTGCCTCAAGAATATTTGCCTGTTTAATTAAATAAATCAAAGTCCCATAAACTATGTTAACAATAATTACCAGAACCTTTAATAATTTATAGAATATTCCGTATTTGTTAAAATTGGTTAATCCGGTTTCTTGTTTTGCGATGTTGTATATTTTTTCTGACCGTTCGTCATCTGTTAACTCAAGCCATGATTCTTTTTCATCAGACATTATTCAAATCCTTTAAATTAATCACTTCAGATAAATTGAAAACCAGATTTTGTTTATTGTTCTCTCCGATTACATCGAATGATATTTTGCATTCATAATCGATTTCATTGCCATTCATTGTTTTATTTATTTCAATGATAATTGTTGTGATATCAACCCTTGGCTCATTTATGAGAATGTCCTCGATGAAAGATTTAATATCATCGATTGACGCTTCATCATCATTTAAAAACTTATAAATGTCGCTTTCATAGATTGCGGACTTCACATCCTGTGCGACACATAGAGCGCCTTCCACAGTTGCAAAGTCGCCGTCAGGAGTAAACTCGATATCCATATCATCACCAAGTTTTATGTCTTTTCCTAAAAAATTAAAATCACTCATATTATTTTACCTTCGCATAACTGCTCAAAGCATCATTGCAGGGATTAGTAATGGCCTGCAATGACTGCGATGTTGAACTTGTAACTGATCCCTGGCCGGTCATAATACCATCAATTAAATGGGTATGATTTTTTAACAATTTCAATACGTTTTCTAAAGCCTGTTTAAAAGTATCGCCTTTGATTAAATAATCAGTTGCGCCGTTGCCGCCTATCATAAAGCTTTCCAAATCAATATACATTTCAGAATCATCACCGACTTTCATAATTATCTTTTTATCCTGCTCCTTCATCCTAAACTCGATAGATTGCGCAATTATTAAAAATTCATTTTCAGGATGCTCAAACGTCTCATATTGATCTGACCATATACCGTCAACATAAGGATGAGCCTCATCCCAGTCAATAAAGTTAATAATTACAATAATGTCTTTCTGCAAAGTGCAGTAAAGACCTCTTTTATCCTTGCCCGCCCAAATCGGAGAGATCGGCACTTCTTTATATGATTTTCCTGTTCTCTCAAGATCACCAGTTCGAACTATTTCAACATCACAGCAATAAGTCCCTTTATCAGCATTAGTATAAACCTTGTTTACAACTGCAAGCTTGGGACTCATTCTTTTCGGAAACAATTTATTTAAAAGATTTTCAATAATAGTTTCCAGTTTCATTCGTAATAAATCTCTGAATATGAATTCTTTGGAAAAATATTCAACAATGTTTTAGTCGTTGTTTTTTCCTCATTATTCACCGTAATCTTTTGACTATGCCTTACAGGCAGGGCAAAGGTTTCAAATCCCTGTTTAAGTTTCCTTAAAATATTTTTCTCATCAAAACTGAATTTTTCACTTTCATTAACGCCGGTATCTTCAATACTGCCGAAATGAAACGTATTGTTTTGATCAAAAAAATACTGTAGTTTTTTATCCTCACCGTGCGAATAGAGACTTGCTATTATCCCTTCGCAGATATCGTTATTTGTCTGGTTGTTAAGAAGATACCTCGCAAACTCGACATCGAGCATGGTAACTTTTTTATCGTTTACTCCTGACAGCGCGAGGCAATCATCAAGTATATTTTTTGCTTTTTCTTTCCTGTAAGATTCCAGTATTTTATCAACCCAAAATTTTTTGGTGCCGTCCCTTAAAACAGCGACCTTCATGTTGCTGGATTCATAAAAGCATTCGATCCAGCCTGTAAACACCTTCCATTCGGATTGATTTGTGTATCCAAGATAAACTTCGATTTCGTCTTCAAGACTGCAATTTGTATTTTTTTCAATATATATTTTTGACTGGATAAATGGAGTACCGGCAATTGTTAAAAGAGTAAAACCGATTGATTTAATTTCCCTGCCGTTTATTTTTGCTATTAAGTAGGGATTTAACATACTTTCAAATCTCATTGTGAGTATCCCCCCCAATTAACCTTACCTTTATTTTTTAGCTCTGTAATTTTTTTTTGCTGCTCTGATGTAAGAGTATCCTTCTTTTTTTGATCACCGGTTGTTGTCGGATTATCCTTTTTTGTTTTTTGCACTTTTGATACAAAAGACTCATATTCTTTAAACTTCAATGAGCATGTAATGCATCCGTCGGATTCCTCTGACGGAAAACCGTAAAAAACCAGCCTTTTTAATTTACGCGCCTGCGCATGAGGATGCGTTATCTTATATATTACAGGTAATCCATTTTCCTGCTTGATAAACATCTCGTTTATTTCTGATAGATAATCATAGCAGGTTTTTAGAACCTTTCCGGTATTTGGATCTTCATCTTCAAGTAATTCTATATCAATCGTAGCGTCTGCATCATCCCAGCCCTGTATGACCTTGTATTTGCCTGATCCGCCAACCTTGTCTTTCTCTTCAAAGATAATACTGTTATCAACAGATACTTTTTTTATAACTCCCGGGACAACCTGATCATTGAGTTTTACCTGTCCTTTTTCATCAACAAATAAAATCATGCTATTGTTACTCCGCAAATACCTGCAAGTATATCAACAAAATCCTTGAGTGATTTTATGTCTTTAACTTCTTTTGCTATATATTCAATATTACCGATGTGGATATGAATATCGCCTTTGCCTCCTGTTTGATCATTAGCTTTTAATCCGCCTATCACTGACGGATTATCTAAAACATTAAATGATTTTTTTACAGCCTCATCCAATACTGGCGCTTCATTTGTAACACCCATAGACATAGTTGAAATAATTTTACGTCCGGCTAATGTAAGCTGAGAAAACGGCCCTTTTTTTGCGTCAGATTGTGGAATATACGGCTTTGTTGTCTGAAAATTATACAGCATTGCATCTGCTAATGAATTATCCTGCTTAACGCCTTTAGCCATAGTTTGCGGTACTTTTTTACCCGCATTAAAAAGACTGCTTATTAAATTAGGGATGAATAAAGCCATATTGACAATTTCATTAATCAATCCCTTTATAAAATTAATGCCTGATTGAAAAATACCAACAATGCCATCCCAAAGACCTATAAAAAATGTTTTAATGACTCCGAAGTTTTTCATTATTAAAATAGGAATCCCGATAAACGGAGCAAAAACGGTAAGGGCAATCTGAATGTATTTATTATTCAAAAGCCCATTCCAGATGAAATTCCATGCCTTCATGAAAATAGAAACTATACCGTTCCAGAGCCCGACAAAGAATCCGGGAATTGCTTTGAAAAAATCCATGATTTTTCCCCAGTTCTTTATAATTAAAATGGGTAATCCTATGAATGGAAAAAATACGGCAAGAGCTATCTGAATAAACTTGTTATTCAACAAACCGTTCCAGATGAAATCCCAGGCTTTCTTGAATATTCCGACAATGCCGTTCCAGAGGTTTACAAAGAAAGTTGAGACTGCTTTCCAGTTTTTGATTAAGAGGTATACACATCCGGCTAATGCAATAACACCGAGTACGATCCATGTGATAGGACATGCTAACAGCGATGCGCTGAACGACCAGATAACAGGTATAAGTTTTAATATACCGCCTCCAAGCATTTTAAATGGAGTGCTTACAAGGCTTGCTACACTACCAAACATGCCAGCTATATCTTTACCCTTGCTTGCAACGTTAGCAATAGTTGCAACCTGTGCGGTTACATTCAAACCTGCTCCTACAAAACCCAGTGCACTACTTGTTGCAGTGCCAAGACCTGCAACAAATCCCGGAATCCAGCCCAAAGCTGGGGCATCGCTTACTGCATTCAAGCCATTAAGTACCCATGTCATCAAGCCCGCTCCGAAACCTCTGATCGCATTTGTTGCCGTTCCAACTTTTTCACTGAACCGCTCTTTGGCAGCCGTTAATAACGCTAACTTTGCGTTATATGATTCAAGCTGAACTTTTTGAGATGACTGAGTGATCCCGTTCAAACCGGTTTGAAATGTCTTACTGAAATTCGAGAATCCGTCTTTTGTTAAGCTAACCATTGCCTGTAATGCTTCGACCGAACCGAGAGCACCTGCCATTTTGTCTTGATTGCCATCCATCACTGCATTCAACTGATTTAACGCACCAACAAGTCCGAGTTGTTGAATCATTTGAGTACCGGTTGCATACCCTGATGCTTTTATGGCATCCGTCATATCTTTATTCGGTTTCATTAATGAAACGATAGAAGCCTGTATCCTGTTTGCGCTCATCGAAGCGCTGGTTCCTTGAGTTGTCATAAAAGCCATTGCAGTACCAAGGTCATTAAACGGTATCTTGACGCTTGCAGTCAAACCAGCCAGTGGGCCGATCGCAGAGACAAACTCATCCATACTGCCGACCCCCATGCCTACAGTCCTGGTCAAAACATCCGATGCAAATGCCGTCTGGTTAGCAGAAAGCTTGTAAGAATTCATTACTGATATAAGGCCTTTGGTAGTTGCTTCGAGATTTGCCTGTCCGGCTTCGGATAAAGCCAAAGAGGATTTTAAAATTGAAAGATGCGTTGAGGCATCTGCGACACCTCCGGCAATGTCGTAAAAAGCATTAGCCGAAGCCTGTAATCTAGCTGTAGATTTTCCACCTACTGCAATGATTTCACTTCGTAGTAATTTCATTTCAGTATTGGTTTTCCCGGTGACTGTTTGTATGTTTTTAAATGCAGAATCAAGACCAGCCGCAAGCTGAGAAGGCTGATCAATCATGTTTTGAATTCCGCTTGAAAGCTGTTTGAAGCCATTTGCCTGTATTGTCAGTTCCATGCCGAGCTGAGACCAATCCGCACCAGCTGTTTTCATGCTATTAAGATTTTGTTTAAAACTTGACAGATCATTTTTGGCAGCATTAAGGGGGCTTGAGAAAGCGTTTATTAATGATAATTTAATACTTGCTGCCAAACTGGTCACGCTTAGTTCCCTCCAAAAGCCTTATTTAAAACTCTCGCTAATGCTTCAGATAATACGCAGATTTGTAATTCTCTCATGTATTCAGCTTCCCTGATTTTTTGTGAAACCTCATCTAATTGTAAATTGGATATATCTTCGCCAAGGAAACACTTTACATATAGAGAATGCTGTCGAGCAGGCGTTAAACTTGCTCGACTTTTGACTCCCCCGTAATGCCCAAAAACGGATTAAACGTCTCAATAATCTTAATTGAGATTGCCGGATATTCTTTTTCCAGTTCAAATATTTTTTGTTTTTCTTCATCATCAACGAGCAATGAAACTATGAGATTCCTGCTTGCCATAGTTACATTTTTCTGCATGTTTGACTGAAATATTTCGACATCTTTTTGCTCGGGCTTTTTAAAGTGAAACTCAATTGTATGTATATTGTTCTTAAAATCTGTGAAAGTATAATTACCTTTGTATACTTCCTTATATTTTGCTTTATATTCTTCAAGTTTTTTATCTGTCATAATAATTTTACCTCTTTTAATTTGATGTATAAGCAGGAACACCGTTCCAGATTATTGGTCCGCAGACTTCGCATTCAATATCAATAGACAAATCCTTGTCTCCTGCTTTGCCTTTTTTGCCCCGCTTTTTAGGCTTTACAGTGATCTCGTCTAGTACAGCAATACCGTCTTTTTCATAAATTACAATAACCGGAAAAGGTGGAACATTGTAAAGCCCGCCAAATGATGCTGAATATAAATTAAGCATTTCATACTCTGCCATTTGCATACTTATCTTGCAATCTGCTTTATATTTGCCCCGTCCTGTACCTATATATACATTCCTGTTGTTGTACTTTGCTTCTGATTCAAACTCATCACTGTACTCAATACTTTCAAACATTAACATCGGACCTATAGGCAATGTTACTTTTATGCTTGCTCCGTCATATAAAACACCGTTTACAATTGCTTGACTCATATCAATTTACCTCCAATGCAGGATTTCTATAAAAAATAGTTCCCTTAATAATCCCAATATATCCCTTAGGCGTTATAGCAAGCTCAAAATTAAGCTCTTCAGATGTCAGGATATTTTGACCGTCCGGTATTGTAAGTTCGAAGAAAGATATTTCGCCTGACTTTAACATGTCTTTTAACGGCATGCATGAATCAGATTTAAAGTATTCAAGCCCTTCGGGGCTGCCGTCTTTCTTGTTGACATTTACATCGTCATTAAGGTATTCAACCTGTCGTTCATAGACAAGAGTCAATGCCTTATCAAGCACCCTTCTTTCAGGAGCGCATCTAAAATCACTTGTCAGGTCTGTCATCATCCTGCCACGCGAAAAGTATATTCCCGATTTATTATTGTATGTTACAGGAGTAACATAACCGGCATCGTCAAGATCGGATAAATGTACATCATTGATATCTTCTGGATATATCTTTGTAAGTCCATCGATAGCGCCGAGTTTTACCTTACCCGGTCTTTCCTGTACTTTACACATTGCAGCTAATTGACCGCAGTAATGTCCTAAAGGACTTCGTATATCGACAGAGCTGTTCATGTCATTGGTTTCGCAATGCAATGCAACGACTTGAATTCGTTTTAAAGAGCCGACTGGTCTTTCTAAATTTGTCATTGCAGTTACATATTCATCGATGGTTTCGGCGGATGTTAAATATCTCGCCTCAAAAACAGCCATTTTAAAATTATTTTTAGCCGCTTCGGTTTCAAGCCGTGTATTGATGCTAGTCCATAGTGCTTTATCTGTAGGTCCTACAATTGCGAATATTGAAAATTTCTTTTTTGACAAAATGAAAGATTCTATTGCTTCAAGATATTCCGAGTTGGTAACAGTTGGCGCTGTTGTTGTAAATGAAAAGGCGTCTCCTTCAACAAATGATTTTTGCTCGCCTGTTGGATTACCCGGATTAAATGTTATTGTAAGTCCTGTTTTAGGGATCACATAAGTACCCGGAGTATTCGGGACAGTGATCCTTTTTGATTGAAGATTATCGATTACATAATGAAATACCGCCTCATTCAATCCGCCTGTGGAATCAATAACGATCTTTATTTTATACTCATTACGTGGATCGCCGGCAACGGCTATAGTACCAATACCGGCATTGTTTTCATCTGGTATTACTTCCGATTTTGTACCCGGAATTGATCCTGTTAATGCTTTTGCATATACAGTAGGTTTTTTCTTTAATGAAAAAGCGCCCTGTAAAAAATCTCGTAAAGGTCCATCGCCAAAGGTCCCTTCCACCTTTGAAAAATCGTTTAAAGATATAATGTCGGCAGGTACTATCTCGGATACTCCGATAGCTGCAATTGCGCCGGATGGGAATCCCGCGCTTGCGCCCATCCTTCCGTCTTGGATGTCGTATTCTATTTTATTCTTCATTTACAGCCTCCATGTTTTCATTTTTTCTCTTTCTTGTTGTTTTACTTTTGTCCTGTATTTTTTCATCTTTTTTGCCGTATAAAAAGAAATTGATTGCTTCCTCGTATTCTTTTTGTGATAATTGTTTGCCGGCGCCGAAGTTGTTTGCAACTACCATTCCTGCAAAAATATGATCCTTTGTTTTTAATTCTTTTTTCCAGTCTTCAATTGTCTTTAAATCCATATCATTCATTATTTAACCCTCCATTTAATGACGTAGACGGCGGTAATGTCGGAATTTTTTCCGGCGGTTTACCGATTTCCATTGATATTAAAACAAAACAGCTTTGCATTGCGCCGTCTTTATAATTTGACGCATAATCATTGCTATGCTCTGTTTTAATATCGATAGTACCTTTACGTTGACCAATAGACCACGTCCTCGGAATATATGACAAAATGGTTTCAAGGATCATGTCAGTATCTTCTTCGGTCTTGCCGAATACTTTTATCTCAATAGGTATCTTACGATTACCCCGTATATCAATTTTATATAACCCATCGGCTGTATATTTAATAGTCCTTGCGCTGCGTTCGTCAAAATTACCATCAGCAGTTAAGAGACTGACAAAATTACCTGTGCGTTTTGATTTTTCATTATCCTCATCAACTTTATTTCGGACAATTTTAAAATGAGGACCAAGTCCGTCTTTAACTGCTTTTTGCAATAAATCCTTTGCCGCAATTATTACGCTTTTTTCACCTATATCCATTAACCAGCCTCAAATAATCTTGTAATAACTGGATCACCGAATACCCTGTTTTCAAAATCAGCAGGTACACCAAGAAACCGTCTTTGCGGTATTCTCAATTCTTTTTTTCTGACAAATTGATTACCTATTTTAAAAGTCATATAATCTTTTTTTGCTCGTATGACTTCACCAGTCATATGTATTCGTCCATAAAGTAACGGCGTTCCGGCTTCAACACCATCCCTTATTATGTTATAAGCAATACTTGCGCGTAAATTGCCTTTATCCAGTAATGTCTTCCCGCCTGTATTCTCTGCCCTATTAGATTTTGGCCAGGGTTTTCCTGTCTCGGGGTCTTTTTCTCCCTCAAACGCCTCCATGCTGACTGCAATAAGCTCATTGCCTATGAAGTTATTAAGCGTATCAACAGCTTCGAAAGACAGTTTATCAAAATATCTTTCTACCTGTTGGAAATCATATTCAATACTGTAACCAGCCAATCAAATAAACCCTCTCATATCAAGTTTTGGTTTTGACTTGTACGCAATAAAATCATCAGCCGGCTTGACAGATTCTCCTGTGTCAGTCTTGACCGGCAGATTAAAGGTGCCAGCTGCGACTTTTTCTAAAAACTTCAAGGCTTCATCCTTGCGTTTTATAATTGCTTTATCAGCCTCGCTGTCATTATTTACACCGGCATCGATTAGTAATTCTGCGATAGTTATATTTACCGAAAATATTTTTATATTATCAGGAACCGGATTAAGCGGTACTGGATAACGCGCAGATAGATAACCGTCAATCAGTTGACCGGATCCTGCGATTGCATTCTCAATAGTATTAAGATTTTCGATCTGTGAATAAATTATCAAGAACTTCTTTTTTTCCTCGATGCTTAATGTACTCAAGGCATATTTCTCATTTATCAATACATATATTGAGTCAACAAAAGCTTTGTCCCCTGTATTAAGCCCGGCAAACAAATCGTCATATTCCTGCTCTTTCAAATTGTCAGGGAATGTAACCTTGCCGAGATTTATCAGCTTGTCGATATCAACTTTTGCAACAAGATCGGAAATATCGCAGTAAGGCATATTTCCTCCGTTTACAATACGTCTTGTATTGAGAAACAAAGCTCGTCGGAAACGACATGCTCTTCGATGTCGCAAGCAACCTGTATCTCGTACCCGCCCATAATGCCCTTTGTAGGCGCATCCCATTTGCGGACTATATAACCGTTACCGTCTGCTCCTGGATATTGAACGATTATAGTCTTCATGCCGCAAGGAACGTCTTTTCTTTCATCAACATAAGTAAACATTACATTGTTGCCCCAGATAACAGTCGGGTTTGATGATTTGTCGGCTTTTTGCTTGCCAAAATCTGCTTTACCTTTTGCTATTAAAACTCTGTCGATCCTAAAAAGTTTTGCTAGAGTATCTTCGTTGACTTTTTTTATCATGTTTGCTTCGCCCAGTTTTGCGATTAAAACCGGGTGGAATTCTAACACGTCAAAAACACCCTCGGGAATTGTCACAAGATTCGGTCTGTAGTAGCATGAGCTAATAGCATCTAAAAAGGCAAGATAAGGATCGCCGCCTCCGTTAGTCCATTTATTTGTTTTTGCCGATCCTGTGCCGGTTAATGATATGCTTCTGCCGGGAAGGTTAAGGAATTTATCCCTGATTCGTCTTTCCTGATTTTTTTCAATATTATCAACACAATCCTGAATAAAATCTTTATCAGCTTTCACGAATGGACCAATTTTTAATATTGCTTCATCTTTTTTGATTAAGATTTTATTACCATGCTGTGTCGTGTTATACGGCGTTTTTGTACCTGTCTTTGTGATATTTTTTGCTTCGCCATTTTCGGAAAATGTATCGTCAACAACCTTGAATGCTTGCTCTTTTGTGTAAGTGTAATAAACGCCTGTCGGAGTTTCTACACCGACCCTTGGCGCCAACTGCGCCCCGACGAGTCCTTCTCGTGCTTTGATAGCATGATCGTTAGCAAGACCAGTTGTAAGCATATCTATATTTTCTATTGTTCTTGGCATTTCTTTTCTCCTTTAATTTTAATTATTAAAAATTATGAAATAACTACTGTCCCTCTTTCAACAAAAAGATCGACATATTCGTCAGCGTTTCCTCCTTCAAGAAAAAGACCCGCTGTCTTGTATGTTCCCGGATTCGTTGGCAATTCAACATATTTACCCGCGGAATTAATAATCGCTCTTTTGCCAGCTCTGACTGTTGCTCCGGCAATTACCTTAGCCACACCTGTAAGCACAATGCTAAGGTTATCATTATTGCTTTCTTTTTTTTCAAGTCGCTGATTTTCAAACTCATAGGGACCTAGATAATCGTTTGTCCCATTAGCTAACACAACCGAATTTTCATCACTGTCTTGAGCGCAGGCATAACCCGGCTTTATCTCTCCTTTAACTTTATATGGTCTTTCATATTTCATCTTTTATCTCCTTCGTCGTCAAATGCCTGAGGATTCTTTGCAAAATATGCTTTTGCCGCTTCCTCATAACTTTCTATCTTATGTTCGATTTGAAAAGCCTTGATCTGCTGATATACATCGCCGATCTGCTGGTTGCTCTGTCCCTCGCCGGTAGCAAAGTGCTTGCCGGAAAGATCAACAATAGGCTTTTTTTTGCTGACAATTGATCTAAATGCTTTTTTTTGCTCGTCATTCAGACCTGCATCAAACGCAATATATTCCGGTAAATCTGCAGGCATGATAATTCCGTTCTCTTTCAATTTGCCGAAGAATGCTGTTGATTCTTCAGTTTTATTCATATTCTGGAAATTAGCCTGATTCTTTTCCAAAATATCTATTTTCTGATTTGCAGCCTCAAGCGCTTTTATTGAAGCGTTTAAAGTTTCTTGCATTTGACTAAACTGCTTTTTTTCATCTTCTGTCATGGGTTCATTCTCCTTGTTGTTTTGTATATTTTGAATTGAAAAGGATTTGAAAAAATCTTTTTCAAGTTTGATTGCGGATATAAAATTGGATTGTATTTGTTGATCTTTACCAAAACCAAATAATGCTGGTACTATTGCAAAAGGATTTTGCGGCGGTGTACGTCCTAAAAATGCAAGTCCAGTAATATCAATTTGTTTTTGACCATCTCCAATTATTTCAGGGCTAACATATAGTAATTGTCTTTTTGCAATTTTATCTTTAAGATAATCATCAAATTCATAATCTACTGCAAAAATCTGCCCTCTTTGATTAATTCTTAGAACTGTAATTTCACCATGCGACAATTCATCATCATCATTGATTATCTGCCATGGATATTTATGCCCGACAAAACAGGATAATCTAATTTTTGTTTCATTAAAACGATTCACAAATTCGTTTAACACATCGAGATTTGAATAATCGCCCTGCGGGTATTTCCCTTTTTCAAACATTAAGAATTCTTTAGGCATTGCTTTTCCTTATAAACTCAACCGGATCAATCCAGTTTGAGATAGTTTTGTCATAGCCCCATGGAAATGCAGGTAAAGCGCCACTGTCATAAATACCAACATGCAGGTGAGGCAGGCTTTCGCCCTTTGAAGTAAAATTAATTACTTTGCCGATAATTTCGCCTTCCTTAACCTTGTCTCCGACATTCCTAAGCCGCGTTATATGACCATATAACGCCATAAACGATTTGTTTTTCAATTGATGCTTTATGATTATTACTCCGCCCGGACTTGACGGATACATACTGCCAAAACCCTTTACATTGGCTGAAAACTCAACAATGCCGTCTGCAATGCTTCTTACAATTGTTCCTTGCGGACAATCAAAATCATAGCCAAGATGTATTCCTTCCGGGTATTTAATACCAAACCTGCGGAATCTCCCATAATCAATGCTTACAGGCATAATCATATTTTTTCTCAAATCGAATTATTTTGATATCTCAAAATATCATCTGGAATATCAAAAATCAAAAAAAGTAGTTGACAAAATTATTTGACGCAAGTAATTGCCTCAAATAATTGAGTCAAATAATTGACGCAAATAATTGCCTCAATTATTTGAAAAAAATGCTTTTTCGCTGATCAAAACTTGATCTATGCCAAAAACATCAATTCTTTAATGATTTTTGAACTCATTGAACGAGGTAAAATAGCAAATGAATATTTTTATACATTAAGAAAAAAATATGCTAAAAAAGGGCTATTTTGTGTTGATTTATTTTGGAAAAGAATATATAATATTATTCAGAATAATAATTATGATCAGGTAAAAATCCTAACCGCAGCTTGTAAGAAATTACAGGGGATACTGAGAGGATAGCCGGTCTCTCCATAATTATTATTCTTTTTTTATATAGACAATTCCTTTTTTATTTAAATCCTCAATATTAAATCTCTCGGCAGTACTTAAAGAATAGGTTGTATTTTCATTTTTTTTTGTAAATGCTATTTTTATACATTCCTTTTCATCAATTTTTTTTATGTATAAAATCGTCTCTTCTTTATATCTATTGATTTCCTTTATAATTATATCTGGATTTTTTATTATCGAATACATTTTTCTTAATTCTGTATCATTAAGCTGTCTTGGTTTATTTTTTCGTTTTGAGTGTAATATTTTTTCATCTTTTAAGAATAACCGCGGATCATTCAACTTTACAATATTATCAATTATTAACCTTTCGTATCCTTGTGATTTATAATCTTTTTTCCTTACCTCATCGATCCAGTTTTCCCACTCGGTTTGAGTAATCTCGATTTTTTTAAGACCTTCCATGTAACTTTTTTTAATCTCATCCATTGCATATATATTTTTTCCTTTATCATCTTTACCAGTTATATATTTTTTTAAATAATCATACTTAGCCCAGTCAGGCGAATATTTCGCCTGTCCCGGGTTATACTGCCATTCATCAGGACAGAATTTCTTTGTCTTGCAGAATTCCGGGGTCTCCGTTAATATCTCAATACCTCTCTGTGCTGCCTGTGCTTCTGTTATAGAATAAACCGAGCATCTACAACGCCAGCCGTTAGGTGGATAATATATATCCCAGAAAGGATCGTCATACCTGAAAGCCTTACCATGTATCGCTTTGTGCGTTGCCCTTGTGCGGTCATCCATGATTGCAGAATAAACCCAGATCGGGCGAAGACCAGTACTCCTCATTAATTCACTATATCTACCAGCGGAGTATGCGGTCATCATGTTGGTTTGATATATTATATCAAGTCGCCAATTAAGATATTTTTCGTTTTTTTCCTTGCTCTTGTCTTCGCGCCCGTACCAGCCTTTCTCGATAAGATGTTTCTTAAGCCCGTCTGAAAACATCTTTCGGGTCAAGCCCTTTTCCATCGACTCTGTTGTATACTGAAAAATAATATCTAATACTTCGGTATTGATTGTATGTGCTATTGTGAATGCATGCGAATGCTCACCTTGTTTTAAGTCATTCCAGTTTTCGGAAGGAATGATTTTTTTGCTTTTAAGAAATTTTAAGGCATCTGTAGGATAGAAATTATCTTTTTCATTCGCAAAGGTTTTTAATAGCCGATTAAACTTTTTTTTTTACTCTTTTCAAATGCGCCGACCTGTCTTGACATATATTGAATATTATCCATTACCCGACAGACTTCATCTGTGTTCAATTCTGGATACTTCTTTATAATGATTTCAAAGACTTCCTTGTAATCGCTTGCCTTTTGTATTTCTTCAAACAGTGCATCGATTATATCATCAACTGCATTTTGAAAATCTGAGGAGTGTTGATCAGCGTATTCATTGAGTATTTTATAATTCTTTAATTCCTGCTTATCTTCATTTGTGATTTTTGGTTTATCTGCGAAGATGGATTTAAGCTTATCAAATAATCGCCTGCGCGGTTTTACTATACTAAAATTGTCAGACTGGGATTGAGTTACTTCTTCAATGTCGTCTTCTTCATAACCGTATGTTTTAACCAAATATTTTTTAGTCGGCTTAAAAGCGCTGAAGGCAAATACTTTTGCATCACGGTCAGCTTTTTCAATCTTAAGTTTTTCTTCCTCGATGAACGCAAATTTTGGCGGTATCGCATTTTCGCCGAAATTAAAGAATGTAATATATTTGATTATTGTATTAAATGACTGAATTATTCTCGATTTGTCCCAAAAATTTAAATCTTCACGCACAAGATCATGAACTTTAGCAAGCGCATAACTGCCTTTATCTCCTGACGATGTAGTTAATGACTGACCTAAGATAGTTATAGTAATTTCTTCATCCGCAGCAGCTTTATAATCCTTATAAACCAGACTCGATTTGTCTTTCTGTCCTGACTCATGAATCTCGACTTTTGAGCCTTCAGGTATAGCTGCAACTGCATCTGACACCATAGCCTCAAGAGCATCAAGCAGTTTTAATTTCATTTCTTCACGCGATAACGGATACGTCCCGTAAATAAAAGCACTCCCAAATTTTTCAACAAAGTTAGTCCACCACATCCAGCCGTTTTTTTTGAAAGTTGCGGGCCAAAAACATTTTGACAACAACTTTTCTCCAAAAGGATTGTCATAACTTGCCCTGTGTTGTATTGTAATGAATTTAAACGGCGGTAAATCCTCATAATCATTAAAGCCTTTTTTCAAGACCATCTGATTATCTTTATTCCATGTAAACCATTCCGTAGGTTTGCCGACAATATCCTGTATATACCAATAATTCCCGTCTGAAGCATATAAGATTTCTTCGGGTTTAAATCCATACAGAATATGCTCCATCATTTCATTGATGATGAACGGAATATTTAAATTGCTGAAATTCTCCACAATAAAATCGTATGCTTTTTTACTTAAAGCATCTTCTGCTTGCGGGACTATATTCCATTGATCGCTTGCAACAGCAGAAAATCTTACCGTGATGTTTGACGATAGGCGACCATCAATAAGTATATCCCTTAATGCAGTTATATCCTTGCCCATTTTTCGTAATATCGGATCAGGATCAGGAAGGATGGATAATAAATATCGAAAATCCTGAACTTTTATTGCAGTTGCAAAATGCCCGGGCTCAAGCTTTATTGATTCTTTGCTGATCGGCTTTCCATAAGCATCGAGTAACATCAATAACCCTCCAAGATTTTACTTCTACGATGATTTACCTTTCTCGTCTCCGGAAGCATTACTTTTCGTCTAGACATCTCAAGGATTTTCCTTACCGCCATCTCAAGCGCATCGGGTGCATCGTCATTCTCGCCGTCAGGAAATTCATAAAGCTGATCTATCAATATTTTTTGATCTGGATCATCTTTATTAAAAAGTATTTTTTGATTTTCAACAGGACTGGATAATGTAGCTTCAATCCTGGCTATTTTATTCTCATTGTTTGTTAGTGCTTCATACGGTAGAGGGAAACCTATTTCTTTTTCAACTGTCTCGAATGCTTCTTTAACTGTTGATATATTCGTTTTATCTTTTGTAACATCTTCAAAAAACATTCTTTCAGGGTTACAATTATTGTATATTTCGTACATACCTTTTATGTGCTGACTCAAGCGTTCCCGTTTAATTCGCGCTTGTAAAACATAATATTTGCCTTCAATCAACGCTAAGCATACAGTTGCTTTAAAGTCGCCCTTTGCAGTCATCGAAAAATCACTCGCAGAGATAACCATATCAAATGATTTATCCATAAGCTCAACTATACTGAAATACTTCATGTTTGACTTATCAAAAATCCTGCCATCAATGGGCTTGGGAATGCATAGCATTTCCTGATTGTAATTAGCGGTTCCCATTTTTTCTTTAAGTTTTTTTAATCTTTCTTCCGGGAACTTGTTAGCCCATGTTGGCTTTCCTTTTTTCTCTGCTGGATATATAAAGGTTAAAACAGGCGGTATGCCATTATCTTCATCGCCTTTATATAGAATTGATGCAAAACATCTATCATTAAGGAATGTTGCACAAATATGACAGGTATATTCCTTATCCATAGCTGGAAGTATCTTTACCAAGAGCCAATTAACTGCTTCGAGTACAAATTTTTTTGATTTCGCCTTTTTATCGCTCTGTGGATCATCTATATTAATTGAAGTCGGACGGTGAGGACCAAACACCAGTCCTCGAGGATCTTGGCCAATACTTATTGCATGAACACAGATCGAAGTATTATATAATTTGTTTTTTGCAACAAAATAACCTATCGCCTGACGTGAATTATCAGCAAAAAAACAACCGAAATCGCTTATCAATTTTGAATTATATTTTAATTCAAGCAGAATACGTCCTGTAAAGATTTTTGCCTTTTTTTCAACATAACTTGAGACAAGATTATATACACTTTTTGCAAAACATATTTTATGTAACAAATCTATAAAAGTAAAAAATGTTGACTTACCGAATCCGCGCGCTGTGATTATCATCACAGGTTCATTTTTTATATTGCTTATCTTTTCCCATTCACTATGAAAAGGAGCATTTTTATCGCAAACATACTCTGGAAAATATGTCCTTGCAAAAAACCATTTATCATTTTTTGATTTCTCAAGCCTTTCTTTTTTAGCTTCTGTGCTGTTATCATCAAAAGCCGGACGGCTTAATATTTCGGATTTGAGACGCCTGTATTCTTTTTCAAATTGCGCAAAGGTCTTTATCTTTTTCATAATTTATTTTCAATATAAGCCTTTAATTCATTTTTAATTTCCTCGTAATGCTTGACAAGTTCATTCCTTAAAATTAAATCGTTTTTTTTAAGGTACTCGTCAATAACGTTAAGCAAATCAAAAGCCGCGCCGATATACAGTTGCCGCGGATTCATCTTTTTTAAATTGCTGATATGTTTTGACATTGCATCAGCTATTCTCGGATCAAGCATTAGACCGGGGTCTTCTTTGATTTTTAAAACAAGTTCTTTCACGCTTTCAAGATATACCTTTTCAAGCTCTGTCGGCGAAAGATTGTAAATAGACCGCCTTTCATCCCAGTCTTCATTATTCTCCTCACCTTCGCGTTTCCACCGGTAAACTGTTGCCTCGGAGATTTTCAATAATTTTGCTATTTCTTTTATATTTTTATTTTCACAAATATATAACCTTTTTGCTTCCTCTTTATCCATTTGACAGCCTTTCGAATTCTTTTTCAATCTCGCCGTTTAACTCATTAATTGTATTGATTGCATCCTGTATCGTCAGCTTAAATGCAACATAAAATATTTCCACTATAGCAAGGAGTTTCATTTTTTCGTCCGGGTAAATCTCATTATTAACGATCTGCTTGATTGATTCATTTATGATCTCGATATGCGGGTTATGCCAGTTATCAAATTTTTGCAAAAAAATATCCGGTATGCCGTTTATGATCCTGTTTTTATATTTGATCTCAATTTTTTTTGCTTCTATATTATACTGATCTATGTAATCAAGAAAAAATTGTATGAGTTCATCGCATTTGATTTGCTGACTTTGATTGATTAACATTTCTGTATTAATTACATAATTCCGGAACTTCTGTCTGAAGTTTCGAAATAGTAGCTTTAAAAACTCCACAACAATTGTCTTTTTAATCAATGATTTAATTTTCAACGCAGGAATATCTCTTTTCTCCCATTTCAAAAGGTCGGCGAAAAACGGATGGTCCGCAAGCGATTGAGTAACACAGGGTTTTTCTTCTACCCTGATTGATTCTACTACTGACGGTGTAATAGGCGTTTTCGGTTCGATATCAAACTCAAAGTCGCCTTTTTTAAATGATACCTTACCTATCTTTTTAATTAATAAAAAAATACCAGTTATTATTAAAAAGATAACAAGTATTGATAAAATGATAAAAGCGATCAATGAATAAATGTTATTTATCCTTGTCAGATTTTCGAGTATCTGCTGCATTATCTTCCTTCCTTAAATCAATATAATTAGCTTTATGAATTATCTGGTTTATCAATTCATCTATATATGCTTTTAATTTAATCGCATATTCTGTTGATTTATTTAGATATTCATCAATTGACATATCTTCCTTAACTTCATGTTCTGGGACTTTATATATAACAATAGGCGTTGTGGTAACGCATGAAACAAGAAGACAACAAAAAAGAAGCATAAATATTTTTTTCATCATTTTATTTCTTCCCAGATTTTTAAATATTCTTTTAAAGTTTTTGCAGATTTAGCTTTAAGCAATAAATCATTCTGTTTGTCAATGATTTCCTGTTTTTTAAGATATTCATCCTTCATTTTTTTGTAATCCTGAACTATCAGATTTTTTTCTCTTTTTAAAACAACAACCTGGTTATTTAAATTAATCGCTATCGAAGTTACAACCACACTATAAACGACAGATAAAAAAATAATTATTGCGATAATAATAAAAATTATAAGTTTGATATTCATAAAGTAACAATAAAACGTATAAATCAGAAAATCAAAAAAAGTAATTGACAAAATTATTTGCCTCAATTATTTGACGCAAATAATTGCCTCAAGTAATTGCCTCAAATACTTTTAAAAAATGCGATGTTTGTAATCAAAACCTGATTTATGCGTTATAGACGGGTCTATGCTTTTAGTGTGATTTGACATACATAACTTTTTTTTGAATCTCACGGATCCATGAGACTGATTTATTATATTTTCGTGAAATATCAATTATAGATTTGCCGGTTTTCAAATCATCGATAATTGATAGTTCTTCCAATTTGCGAGATATATTTTTTGAAAAGTAGATTGATGACCCTTCAAAATGCTTTGATACTTTCAAAAAATTATCAAGACCAATTATCTCAAGCAAATCATTTTGATCTGATGTTATGATGCCTTCAATTGTTTTCAGATCGACCATTGTTATTCCCCTTAATGACAAATATATATCATAAGAATTCAAAATGCAAGTTTTTTTTATCTCAGATGATTTATTGCATTAATAATCTTTTCAACATCACGTTGAGAGATGAACGCAACGTTTTTTTTGACAATATTAAAAATAAAATTTTGCAATGCACTGATAGAGTGATCTCTGACGGCAAGGTTTGAAAGCCAGAGTGCGATTATTTTTTTCTTTTGGAGAGGACTGCACCCCCAAATCTGTTGATTGTCAATTTTACGCATATTTGACTTAAATCCTAAAGATGCAAAAGCATCCATAAGCTTTTTAAATTGATTATCATTTAAATCTTTTGAGGTTGTTACACCGAAACTTTTTAACATCAATCTGTAATTTTCATCTGCAAGCTTTAATTTGTTTTTTGCAATATGAATGAGAGCGATTTTATTTCTTGACAGCATTAGATACCACCTCGCTTAGCATTCTGGCTAGATCATCATCGTATCTTTCTTTTTCATTAAGAATATAGTTAATATAATTTAAGGTTTTTTCGCCGATTCGTTTATTTTTAACAGAGCCTATGCCGGCGTTATAAAACGCGAGAGCTTTAACTTTATTATTATCAGCGCTATCAAGACAGTTTCTTAAATAATTAACAGCGTGCATAATGTTGGCTTCTGGATTAAAAAACTCCCTGTTTGTCAGATAAGGGAAAGTTGCGCTGTTTAACTGGCATAACCCTCTATCGATGCTCCAGACCTCCTTTGTCTCAGGATCGATGTTTAGATTTACAGCGCGAGGATTAAAACGGGACTCTGCTTTCATTAGAGCGACAAAGAGGGCAAGATCGACATCGTACATTCTCGTATATTTTATCGAATACTCGGCAATCTCTTTCTTACCCGTGATTTTTGTAAAATATTCAAGTTTGATTTTTTCTTCGAGTTCAAGAATGTTTATGTAGTTATACCTGATTATTTTTTCTTCTTTATTTTTGCCCATCGTCATGCCACATAAGATAGTGGCGATAACTAGCGCAATAAATGTCGCAAATAATGTTGTTGAATTAACATCCTTCATTACGATTTCCTTTTTTTAATCCAGCAACTCATCGAATGTAAGCCAATCTTTTTTAATCAATAACAAATCAATATATCCATTTAGATCAACCAGATCATTTTTTTGAATAGGTCTTTTTTCTTCCCTGCATTTTTTTATCCTGCCGAGTTTGTCATTTATTCTCACACAGATTTCAATTGTTTCAGGGTCATCAACCGGAAATATTTCAAGCGGATATAAAGCGCTGTCCCCGTACTTTATGTTTTTTGCTATTAAAAATTTTGATTTGTTTTCATGTAAGATTTTAATTTTATCTTGCGTTGTCACAACTATCCCCCTTTTTAAAATTGTGGTCTACAGCCAGGAGCCCCTGTTAGTTCAGCAGGGTGAGCAACTATAGACCACAGACAAAAATGCTTTTACAATTGGCTCTTCAAAAGCTCTTTGTTTACTTCCTCGCGATTTGCTTCGCAGAAGAATTCGTTTTTAACTTTACGCACCGCATCAACTGTTGCTAGCGCTTCATCTTCAAGATCAGCCATTTTTTCTTTATCCGGCTCTTCCTTGATCCTGATATATTGAAACATTTTTAGTTTTTTCAATAATTCAAGAGTTGTCTTTTTAATCGTAATGCTTGTTGATTTTCTGTAACCAAAACAGCCAAAAGTTAACTCAACTGTTTTTTTGTCCTTAAAAAACTCATCCTTGTTGTATTCCGCATAAGCGCCTAGAAGGCTTGAAAGCTCTGCTATCTTGTTTCTTAACTCCTCGCCTTCCTTTACAGCTTTTTCCTTGATGTCTGCGATTTTTTGTTGCGCAGATGCATCTATAGCTTCGAGTTCACGTTCTGCGATCCCGATTTCCTTTAAAATCAAATCGGCTTCATCAAGATTGTTTATCTTTGTCAATTTAGGTTTTAATCTAGCCATTACTTTTCTCCAATGTTTATTTTTTTTTACTGCCTACAGCAGTGTGTTTTACGAAATTTTCAAAAATCAATAAATCATAATGATCTGCCAGGATTTCATTCCCAAGATTATCAAAATCGTTATTGAGATTATTAATTTCATCTTTAAGATTTATGACTTCGGCATTTACCATAATCTTAATCTCACCTCACTAAAATATTTGAAGATCGCATTACGACCTTGCTCGCTTCATTAACATCGTCAATTGTGATTTTTTCTCTCGCATTTTGCTGTGCAATTTCATGAGATTTGACCATGAGTTTTGTTAGAGTACCAATGCAGTTTTTTGATTTTTCAAAAAACAGACTGATTATTTCATGGCTTATGTCTTTCCAGACAGCACGGAGAATCTTTTCCGCATCTTGTATCGTATAATGAACCTCTTTGATCGACAGATCAAGCACTGTCCCCACACGGCGCACAAGCTGCTGATGATCTTCTTTTTGATCCAAGAGGTTATTTATAAGCCTCGGCAAACCGGCAAGCACAATGCCGATTTCAGCATCGTCAGAGATATTCCTCAAAAGTTGCAAACAGTTTTCTTTAAGATAATCCGCTTCGTCTACAATTATTACCCAGTTTTTGCCTTTCAAGTAATTGACTATATTTTCATAAACCGAAATATTACCGCCTTTTATTGCAATGCCAAGCTGGCTTGCAAGCGAGCGAATCAGAGCTCCGGTTGAGCTGCGGTTTATTTTTATATATAAAGTCCCTTTGTTTTGCTCGATGTATTTTGCAATCGTCATCGACTTCGATGTTCCTGCTTTGCCCACTATGATACCAAAATCTCTATCGCGCTGTGCGCTGTTAATCACTTTGAAGATAGGCTTTGTCGCATTGATCTGTACGTAAGGTATTTCAATTTTGTTTGCTTCACGTTCGAGCCTTTCAAGCCATGTCTTAATCTTCGCTTCAAGTTTTTTAATATCACCGTTGTAATATCCGCCCTTATAGCCCGTTAACAACTGGTCGGATACTCCGATCTGTTCGGCAATACTCACCTGTGTAACACCCTTCGATCGTAATTCATCGAGCTTAACAAGAAACTTTTCATGAATGTTCATGTCGTACTCCTGATAATTTGTTTTTGTCTCCATAAAAAATTACCCTCCCAGGTTTTTTATATTTAAACCGCGAAGTAGCTCACGGCTTTTTGCTCGTCTTTTTTTTCCTGAGCAAGTTTTTTCCTTTTTTCTTCTTCAACTTCCTCGAGCGCAAGCTCTTCGACTGTCTTGCCAGTCATAACGATCTTCAATTGTTGGTTAAGTATTTTTTTCTCTGACTTGATAGCCTTGCGCTTCCTGCGAATATTGTCTTCGGTTATCCCCGAGTCAAACAGCACGTCATTTTTAGCCTCGCAGATATATTTTCCGTCAACATCATAGACTTTAAGCTTTCCGACATCGTTAATGTCGCGCTTGACCATAAGCTTAACGCCGGTGGATTTGTAAAGGATCAACTCCGGGGCATGATAATAAATGCCCTCAAGCTGAATGCCATTACGACGCACAGATACAAATGCAGTTTTAGCACAGATCTGATTGAGATATTCCTCCGGTATATCGATCCTTATGTAATCCTTGATGCCTTCGTTAAACACTTCATCGGGAGTCCTAAGATTCATACCGTCGCCGGAGTGTTCATGCTCTGCGTTATATTTTGCAACATATTTTTCGAACTCTCTTTTGACTTCTTCGATTGTCAGATTGATATTATCCTTGATCTGTTTCCAGTTGGCTTTATGCTCTTCCAAACTGATTGAAGTATTTGACCCGATATATCCCGAAAGAGTCTTTGAGAATTCCTCGCATACAACACGGAACCAACGCTCAACCGGCTTTGACTGTCCGTGATAGGGCCAACAGAAGATTACTTTAATCGAAAGACTTGCAAGCACTCCATTGATTTTTACTTTTTCATCTTCGTTAAACTCAAGATCAAATCCATGCAAACGTTTTGATCTGTAGTCCTTGCCGTTATCGAAATATACGATCTTTGGAGCGCCGTATAACATTACAGCCATTAAGAAGGCTTCAAGTATTGACTGCGTTGACGGATATCTTGACAGTGCAAATCCTACGATCTTACGTGATCTCATATCTTGAAAGACGGTTATCCACGGGCGATAAACTCCGCCGGATTCATCTCTGGCATAAACATCAAGCTGATGATGATCGGAGCACCATTTTTCCATAACCGGAAAATTATATTTTCTAGGAATATACGGCATAAACTTATCATTGAGTGTTTTACTTCCTTTTCGTTTCCATGCGCGCAAAGCGGGAGACAACTGATTGACAAGCCTCTTGATCGTTGAATAACTTACCTGATTTTTCTTTTCCGGGAATACTTCCAGAAATTTCTTGAAGCATAATTTTGCAGACCATTTCTTTGTTGTAAGATACATGTTAAGGATAATCTGCTTGTCGCTTATTGTTAATGTCTTCTCGCCAGCGCCGTTTGATTTCTTCGCATAATTTGTAACAAGACTTTCAAAATGACCGTCCGGACTTTCTCTCTCCCAGCGCCATAATGTTACAACATCGATTGATGGATATTGCCTCGTTATTTCAGGGGACAGAGCTAGTCTGCCGGCATTATATAGCAGACAATATTCATCGCGGGAAAACCTCGAGTTTTTATAATCATTCAAAATGGAAGCTTTGATTATGCCCCGCTTCATGTCATTGCCTGTCGTGTCGGCAAGTACGGCAATCTGCTTTTTCCTAGACTTTTTATTGATCGTTTTTTCAATGATAATTTTTTGTATATCCAGAGGCAACCCGGCAATATCAAATTGCCGTTTGATCCCGCCCTTTGCCTGTTTATCTCTTGATACCCAGCATTCTTTATATGAACGTCTTGATACCGTCGATTTTGAAAGCCCTGTAATCCTTGCAACCAGTGATAAATCAATCCACTTCATGTTTTCCCCTTACTTCATTTTGATATTGAATTTTTTAGCAACAACAACTCCCCAATTGCCTATTATATCCAGCAAGTTTTTAACATCTTCGCTAAGTGCTTTAATGCTGACATCATTAAGATCCATTGCCTGCAATTTAAGTGTGTGTTTGCGAAAAAAGTTTTTGCTCGCATTTATCTCTTTTAACGTTTCGGTCAGGTCAGAAAAATCACGTTCGAGTTTTTCCTTATCAAGAGTGTGATCTGTGAGTTTTTCCATTGCCTCGATAATTGCTTTTTTATCTCTTTTAAGGCGTACTTCGTCATTTAAATCCTGTTGAAGTCTCGATATTTCATTCAGTTTTCTCTGCAATTCGTCTTCGAGTTCGCTTTTTTGATTATCCAATTCGTCAATTTTCGCGTAAAGCTCGGTTAATTCTTTAGATTCATCGATTTCTGTAATCTGCACATCTTCGGGCAAAAGTGCATGGCGTGCACTTTTCAAATCAGCCAAAAGCGACACATTGTCGCTTTTCAAAACGGACACTGTGTCCGTTTTACTCAAGGTAAGCCATTTATATGCTTCGCTCAAAAGCGTCACGCCTGACGCTTTTAATTCTTCTTTCTTATAGAAAATAGTCATATATCTCTGTGCTGTCCTGACAGTAAACGGCAGATTATTCTCAATCCAATCAATAAAACTGCCATGTTGTATTTTTTCTTTAACAGAAACCAGCATGCTGCCAATCTGTATGGCATTCTGCAAAGTTTTTTCCATCAAGTTTTTAATATCATTGTGAAGGCTAGTGATTTCTTCAATAACCTTTTGTTCGATGTCTTTATTTTTATACGCCATTATCTGATTCATATTGACTCCCTTGTATATTTACAATTGTTTATCATTATTAATGCTTCTCTCTTTTTTTAAAGATATTATTATATTTTTTTGCCATGTTCTTTGAATGCTTCTCAAGCACAGGCTCAGGTATAGAGCATTTGACCATGCATGCCTTACTTCCCAAAAGATACATCATTGTTAATTTATTCATTTTACGCATAACGCCTCCCTGTATTCCCTGCCGTCGCAAGTTTTAATTCCTAAAAACTTATTTATATCACTGTGAGTTTTAGCCATGTCATTTATGATTTCATCTGGGATCGATGGATCGAGGTCAATTTCATTTTCCATTGCGCTTTCTATAATTTTTTTGATAACGAAAAGATTATCAATGTTGTGTTGATGATTTCTTTCTAAAATTGCTTTTTCATCCTTCATTTTGACACCTCCATTTAATCTATATTTAAAAAACACCGGCGGGCAGAATATCGCTCTTGGGGGAGGGCTTTTTATCTCCCCGCCGGTATAACAATTCATGCTACGTCCTTGTAATCAATACCTAAAATCTCACATAATTTTTTTTCTTTATCCTTGCTTTTACGCCTTCCCCACAAAAGATAACAAACGAATACATCAGAGCATCCGAGCATTTTTGCAAGGTCCTCCTGAGTGAGATTTTTGTCAATCATCGCCATAAGAAATTTCTTGTAGCGCTCTTTTTGATTTTCCTTTTTATCTGAAAACTTATGTTTAAGCTTTTTCATTTAACAACCTTTCAAATCTTTATTTTGCGCCCACTGTCTGCGCCTCGAGTAATTCCATGCCGTTAGGTGATAACTGCTTCAATATTGCAATGTGCTTTGTCAAAGCATCCGCAATCCTTGCATCCCTTATTTTATCCGTGTCGTTTTGGAAATCGTAAAGGCATTTCTTGATTGCCAGAGCGTAAACCTTTACTACAACCGGCATGGGTATATCAATAATGCGCAGGATGCTGTCCCAGTCTGTAACAACATTAGCGCTGTCCTGTTTTTTCCAGCGGTAGATCGAGCTTTCATCAACGCCGAGCTCATCTGCTATCTGTGTAACGCTATAGCCCTGCAAATAAAGGTTTATTGCCTTTTCCTTCAATTTTCGTTTTTCAAAGAATGCGCCCTTTTGTAGAGAGTATGTCCCAGTCTTGCGTATTGAGGGCAATACCTCCGATGTAATCCATTTGCGAAACTCTCTAGCTTCCGGTTTGTTTGACCGGATAATCAGAGTGTATAAACCGGATTCGTTGATTAACCACATTTCACGTTCTTGACCTGACTGTAAAAGTTTTACAATCAGCTTTTCATCTTCCTCTAGCTTACTTAAACTATTTGAAACATGACCGAGTCCCAGCACATCGCAAACATCCTTAGCAACAAACCACGGCTCTCCCTTATCGTCTGTCTTCATCCTCACAAGGTGATCGCCAAATGCAAAAGGCACTAAATTATTACTCATCACTATTTACCCTCCATATTTATTGAAACAAGCCCTCCGGTTTGTTATAATCCGGTTACCAAACATAAATCAAACAACCGGAGGCTTATATTATGAAAGAACAGCATCATTATAAAGGCAATTTTCTTTTTAAATTTTACCCGGCTAATCAAATTAAAATCGCTAAAACCTTGATTAATTATTTATTCCCAAAAGAAATAATTAAACTTGCAAAGAACAAATCCCTTGATGCGTATACCTCAACTGAAATTAATCAGTTGGGATCAGAAACTATCACCGCATTGCTTGATCTAAGATTTCCTTTGTTAAAGGAAAAAATCTCAAAGCAATCAAAAGATAATCCTGACAAAACAGTACTACTCTTCCTCCTGATGAACGACGTACTTAAAACTATCATTGGAGACGAGTATATCAATGTACAGTTTTATCTTGCGCAAGACATTCTTATAAAGGCACTGAAAAACAATTTCAAGGAGATAGACGGATAACATCTCAGTAAGTTTTTCAAATTCCATTTCAAAGACTTTATTGAGTCCAGAGCCTGTTAAGTTTTCCTTGTTTTTCAATTTAATGCTATGCTTCGAGACAACAATTAAACCATGTGTAACTTTATTATCATGAATTACGTCAAGAACAGTATCAAGCTTATTTTGAAATTCTTTTTTAGCTTTGGAAAATTCCTTGATTTTAATCCAATTCAGTTTTATTTTATCAGACATAGTTTATCTCCTCATTGTAACTTTGAATTTGACAATTCAAAATATTTTGATATACTCTTTTTAAAGGAGTTTTATTTTTATGACTTATTACAAGTTCTGTCTTAAATGCAAAAAGATATTTAAAAACGTTAAATATCTTGCCTGTCACAATGCGGGCATTTTATTAATAACGGAGTCCCGCATTGTGAATCAGCAATTACAGAAAAAGACGGAACATTTTGTCCTTATTGCGCAAAACAAATCAAGGAACTTGTTGAGTTTTTTCAACAAGAAGAGAAGTAACAATTGCGCCGCACTTTGGACACGCCCTCCATTCAGGATTGGCTGTTAAAGCCAATGTTTGAATTGGATTGCCACAACTAGGGCAGGGCTTTATAAAGGCTCTTAAATCAGAGGCGCACATTCCACAGAAATTAGCTTCAATGCTGATTTCTTCGTTTTTGCATTCTGGACACAT